CCAGGTCTACCGCCCATACGGTGTTCAACAAAGGGGCATTATTGCTGAGAGATATACCCTTGTTACAGTAGAATGTATTCAGATAATGCCAGAAGAGATGGTCAATGATCCTCAATTCCAGGCATACGCTAACTAAGGAGACCCAATGGCAATAGTTCATGTTAATAAAACAGTAGCCGCTACAGCTACTTTACTTACAACTTTAAACATTGGAACCGAATACACCGCGGTTTCCATTCAAAATAACGACTCAGCTTCTATTTTTATTGGTGATGCCACAACAACCACTACAGGAGCTAATAAGGGTCACGTAGTAGCGGCAGGAGCTACCTACCAATTATGGCTTCGCGCTTCTGATGCTGTTTACGCTATTTCAGCGGCTGGCACAGCGGCAAACGCAGTCTCGGTTCTTTACTCACAGGTATAAAATGCCTTTTAAGTCCGAAGCTCAAAAGGGATGGATGTACGCTAACCACCCTAAGATGGCTAAGCAATGGGAAGAACATACCCCAAAAGGTAAACTTCCTAAAAAGGTTAAAAAGAAATCGAAAGGAAAATAATGGCGACAAAGAAAAAAGCTTTTTGGGATAAAAAAGATCCAAGCCCAGAAACAACGAGTAAACTAAGCAAAAAGCAGAAAGCATCTGCAAAAGCAAAGGCTAAGGCAGCAGGCCGCCCTTACCCTAACCTTGTCGACAACGCCGCGGCCGCCAGAAAGAAGAAATAATATGTGCAAAGGATGCGGATGCGGTTGTTCAAAGCCGGGCTGTAAAGGCGCTTGCAAGAAGACTGCTAAAAAAATGTCACCAAAGCAAAAGAAACTTGATGTAAACAAAAATGGCAAGTTAGAAGGATCAGACTTTGCTGCCCTTCGTGCAAAGAAGAAGAAGTAATGTGCGCGACTTGCGGTTGTGGAGCTCCAAAGAACAAGCACGGAATGAAGACAATGCAAGCAGCGAACAAGAAGTTTGCTGCAAAGAAAGTTGCGCCTGCAAAAACTAAAAAGGCCTCTATGGTCAGAAAGAAGGGCATGTAATGTGTAAGTCATGTGGATGTGGTTGCTCAAAACCTGGCTGTAATGGCGCTTGCAAGAAGGCAGATAAGAAGCAAGATGCCAAGGTTATGAAGGGCATGAACCCAGCTCAAAAAGCTAAGTTCAAGAAGGAAGACGCCAAGATGGATAAAAAGAAGCCATCAGCTAAGGCGGATGCCAAGATGGACAAAGCTCTTGCAAAGAAGATTAAGAAGAAGTAAATGAAAAAAAATGCCGGACTAAAAGCCTCTCTTGGTAAGGCTGTAAAGATTGCGGCTACCAAGCCAGTTAAGAACGTAAGTTCTACTCAGGTGATGGGTGGCCCAAAAGTTAAAAAGATTGTGACTAAGACTGTCCACTTTGACAACCCAACACAAACTACGGCAAGTAAGCCAAAAAAGAAGTAAGCGATTAGCCCCCGAAAGGGGGCTTCTTGCTTTATCCTTTAATTGATCCTGTGCGGGATCAAAGCTCTACCCCTGCGTACTACGTTGCCTACTCCGATTGGAGATTGCCATGCCCTACGATAAAAAAGTAGATGGTCCTGACACTGTTGAGTTTGTGAAAGCTGCAACTCAAGGAATGATGTCGGCAAAGGACAGTAAGAAGCTTTGGTATGGCTTAGCGGGTGCGTATACAGCAGGAAGAGTGCTTCGACGTGTTATTAACAAATAGCGAAGCCGAATCTCTTTCTCAAGAAGCAGTCGACGAGATGCTTCCAGTACTTAAAGAAAATCTACGTGAGTTTGCTCTGTCTGCGGGTTGGCCAATAGATCTAGTTGATGCTTTAGACATCAGCTATGACGGCGGCATTCTTTATATCAGCTGCTCAGACGATGAAGCCGCAACAGCAATTGAAGACCTAGAGTATGGATTTACCAATGGTAGCCCAAGCTCGGTCCTTCGTGGTTTTGCCGAACGATCAGATAAATATATTTCAGATGTTATTGGCGGAAAAGCTGTTATGTATGTTCTTGAAGAAAAGGTGGGACTCTAATGGGTAATCCATTTATTATTGCTGAAGACCTTGCCATTAAAACTTTATTAAACGGGGTTACCGTATCAGATGAAAAAAACCCTAATAGAGCAGTTAAAGTATGGTTTGGGTACCCAGACGTTGAAGTTAGAACTCAGGATTTTCCTTTTGTAACTATTGACCTTATTGATATTGTTCCAGCAAACGAGCGTCAAACCTCTGGAAAGTTTTCTGATAACGATAACCGCGGAACTCAAGCACCGGTAGGTAACTTTGTTTTTACCTACGATGTACCAGTTGCCTATGATTTGATTTACCAAATTACATCTTATGCTCGTCACCCACGGCATGACCGAGCAATTATGCTCCAGCTAATGAGAAAATTTCCATCAAAGTTTGGGTACCTTGCGGTACCTAATGAGCTAGGGACTGAAGAGTCTCGACGCCATATGTTCCTTGATGGATTTGTAAAACGGGATACCGTAGATAGTGAAACTGGAAACAGACGCCTTCTACGTAACGTGCTAACTGTTCGTGTAATAAGTGAAATGACTGCTGAGCAGTCCACTTCTATACGTACTGCAAGCACAATCTCTGTCAACACTACAAACTCGAACATCCCTTCTGGATACAATCCGTTATAAAATACGTTACCTATGTCTATAACTAAGGAGATAATTAATGCCATTTAGTCGCCCTGGGGTGTACGTCCAAGAGACGCTTAATCCCGTTCAGACAATTGCCGCTCCAACATCAGCAACAATTGCTGCTTTCTATGGTGCTAACGATAAAGGCCCATTGACACCAGCTCTTGTTAACTCTTGGAGTGAGTACACAAAGTACTTTGGTACTTGGAACACAACAGCTGGAAATGAACTACCTCTTGCTGTTTACATGTTTTTTCAAAATGGTGGAAACCGTGCGTACGTTGCTCGTGCAGTAGGTGCTGGCTCAGTATCAGCATTTAAGACACTTAACGACCGCGCCGGTTCACCTGCACCTACCCTTCGTATTCAGGCTCTTAATGCTGGTACATGGGGTAATGATCTAAACGTAACAATCACAGATTCAACAACATCTGGTTTATTTAATCTAGTCCTTTACAAGGGCGGAAATACAGACGCTGAGATTGTTGAAACTTTTACTGATCTATCAATGACTACAACAAATGCACGTTATGCGTTGTCTGTAATTAACAGCACATCTAACTACGTATTTGCTTTAGATCAAGGATCGTCAGCTTCTGGTGCTGTTCGTAACCCAGCAACAATCACTAATACATCTCTTGCAACAGGTGCTAATGGTGCAACAATTTCAAACATTACTACCTACACACCGTTTGATATTGTTAACCAGTCACTGACTCTTAACGTAGCTGGTCGTATAGACGCAACTACTGTTAACGCAGCAATCTCATATGCAGAAGCTCGCGGAGACATTTTTGTTGTTATTGATGGTTCAGACCTTCCTGTAGGAAATGCAGCTACATCTAGCACACAGCTAAACCTAGCTTCAACTTACACACCAAGCGCAGCAGCGGCTGTTTATTACCCACGTATTACTATTGGTGATCCAACAGTAGGCGTAAACGGTTCTTCAACTGCTACACGTACAATTGGTGCCGGAGGAGCGGTTGCTGGTCTTTTCACCTCAACTGATGCTGCTCGTGGAGTATTTAAAGCTCCAGCTGGACTTCAAGCACGTATTGCTGGAGCTGTAGGAATTTCAGCTCTTACTAATGCTGAGCTTGATTTAATGAACTCATCAGCTGCTCCTGTGAACGCAATTAAGTTTATTCCAGGAACAGGTATCTGTGTTATGGGAGCTCGTACGCTTAAGGCAGGAAATCTTGACAAGTACGTCCCAACCCGTCGCACACTCATCTATTTGAAGAAGGCTCTTACAGACCTTACTCAATTTGCTGTTTTTGAGCCAAACAACGCAGAAACATGGCGCCGTTTGAATTCAACAATCAGCAGCTTCTTAACAAATTTCTGGTCACAGGGCGGATTAGCTGGGGCAACACCTCAGCAAGCATTCTTCGTCCAGGCTGATTCAGGAAACAATCCGCAGGTATCAATTGATAATGGTGAACTTAACATTTCAATTGGTGTCGCGTTACAACGCCCAGCGGAATTCATTGTCATCAAAATCGGTCAGTTTGACGGTGGAACCACCGTTACTGTGGCGTAAAGGAGAAAATAAATAATGACAAGCAGTATTATTAATCGCTTCTCAACATTAGCGACTGATCCATTACGTAGTTTTCGGTTTTATGCTGAATTCAACAAAGTGGGCTCAGACGACACATTTACAAATAAAATCCAAACTTCTGCTGCTGCTACAACAGCAAGCGGAGCTTCTACCGGTTGGGTAGGCGGATTTAGTTCTATCAGTGGTCTAAACATCACTACACAGTCAATCCAGTACCGTGAAGGTGGATACAACACCACTGTTCACCAGATCCCTGGTATGACAACATTTAGCCCAATCACATTCCAACGCGGTGTGCTTTACGGCAATGACCAAGCTCAGGCTTGGATGCGTGGACTATTTGCTTCTGTTGCTGGAGATGGACTTTCAGTAGCTGGCAAGAGCTTCCGCGTTAACATCAAGATCTATGTAATGGATCATCCAAATGCTGGCGCTACAAATGCTAATACTCCACGTATGGGCTTTGATATCCGCAATGCTTGGATCACCCAGCTTAACTACACAGATCTAAATGCAAATGACGGAGCAATTCTTTACGAATCAATGGCTCTCGTTCATGAAGGTCTATCAGTGTTCTTTACTGATGACAATTTCACACCAGTCGGTCGTACTACACTAGCGTAACCCAAACAAAGGAACATAAAAAGTGGCTGAAATTATTACAGATGCAGAACTCGTATCACAGTACGCTAAACAGGCTATGGAGGAGCCCGAGAAGATTGTTGAAACTCGGGCCCCTTCTGCCTCAGAAGTAGATTTGCCTGGCGGGTACATTACCTTTGACGGCAAGTTAATCACCACAGCTGAAGTTAGAGAACTAACCGGAGCTGACGAAGAAGCTATTGCAAAAGCTGGATCTACAGCTAAATCACTTCACGTTCTTTTAGAGCGTGGGTTGGTGAAGCTGGGAGACAAAGAAGTTACTAAGGACGATATTGACCTATTGCTATCAGGCGACAGAGACGCAATCCTTTTAGGAATTCGTCGAGCCACTTTTGGCGAGGCTTTAGACCTCAAGCTTCGTTGCCCAAGTTGCAACGTTGAACAGCAATCCGATGTACACCTGCTACACGATGTCCCTTTCATCAAACTAAAGGACAAAGTTAATGATCGTCATTGGGTTGTAAAGACAAAACTTGGACCAGTTGAACTAAGCCTTCCAACAGGTATTGTTCAACGAAAGCTTATGGAAAATACTCAAATGAGTGTTCCAGAAGTAAACACAATTTTATTGGCTGGCTGCATTACATCTATCAACGGTGAAATGTCTATAGGTAACTCAGGGCCATTAGCCCTTGGTATGGCAGACAGAGCAAAGATTATTAATTCAATTCTTGAGCGCAACCCGGGCCCACGCCTTGGGGAGGTGAGCAAGGTCTGCAAGGCATGTGAGGAAAATATTGATATCCCACTTAGCCTTGTTGATTTGTTTCGTTTATAGCCAAGTGACATACGATCTACTTTTAGATCATTATGAAATCTTGACAAGGACGTTTACAGGTTGGACTCTAACGGAGATTAAAAATCTTTCGGTTAGAGAGAGGCAAAATTGGCTAGAAAGAGCACAAAGGTTTAACGGAAGGAAGTAGCTGTGGCAGATCCAAGAAGCGGTATGAACTTACCGGCACCACGAGCTTTGCAAACCCTTGGTTCAATCAAAAATGCTGCTCTTGATGCTGGTTCTGCCGTTGGCGGTGTCTTACAAAAAGTAAGTGATACCGGTAGCCGTGCTGTTGAAGTTTATCAAGGTGGACAAGGTGTTAGCTCAAATCAAGTAGCACCTTCTCCACGCTTTACCCCTCCCTCTACATCTATTGTCCCTACCGGCGGTGGTGGGGGTGGCGGTGGCGGCGGTGGCCGCGGTACTACACAGCCTTTTGGCGAAGATCCTTTTAATAACCAAGTCTTTCAACAACCAAAAAGCTTTACCCATAATTTAACGCAATATGTAAAAGAAAACCCAGCTGCTGCGATGCTTTATGCAGGAGCTATTGGCGCTAATGCTCTTTCTTCTACTGAAGAAATTACACAAGCTGAACTTATGCTGCAAGGAGCAGCTTTTTTCTCTTCCCCGACAGGTAAGGGCGGAAAATACGACCCATCAATGCAAATTGGTTTTGGTCGCACTGGCGGTAGCAAAGATTATGAAACTATAGGTCAGCTACAAACAGCAATTGCAAAACAAGGTACCGTCAATAATAAGATGGATGCAATGACAGCACTTATTGCTGCTCAAAGTTATGGAATTACTGGTGGTAACTTCTTGCAAGGAGCCGGAGGCGGCCTACAAGGTAGCGTCATGGGCGGTATTGCAAACATATCTAATTTAATCCCTGGAGCCGGTATTGAAGGCTCTACCCGCGCTTACGGAGCGATGCAATCAGCAAAGAATGTAAACATGCTCCGCGGTATTGGTATTCGTATCCGTGATGAAGACGGAAATATGAAACCGCCTGATCAAGTAATTGATGATATTTGGAAAAAGATTTGTAAAGATTACGCACAAGCATACGGTGCTGGCAAAGCACCTTCTCAGCAAGAAGTTATGATTGGTTTACAGCCAGGTAACTCTTTGTACTCAATGCTTGATATGTACTTTGGCAATGACCCAATCTTACGCCAAATGATGATCAATGGTTTGATCTTTAAAGCTCGTACCGGTGGTGGGGCTATTACAAAAGACGCTGTACTTGAAGCTGGTGGTACAACAGAATCTGTTATATCTAAGAGTAATCAAAACGCTACAGCTGCTCAAGGTCTGTACCAAGTAGCTAAGGCTGGATCTACTGGGTTTAGACAAGCAACAATGACGCTTACCGCTCTTGGTGACATGATGAACGCGGTAGATAACGTTACCGGTGTTCTTAAAGGCGCTACTGCTACTAAGTCATTTACTGAAACCATGTTAGGTGGCGGTAATGGGCTAGGACAAGACCTTGCTAAAGGTATTTTGGCAATGCTTGGTTTGGGTAAAAAAGCAAAAGGCGGAAAAGTAGGAGACGAGCAGCCATATATTGTTGGTGAACTTGGTCCCGAACTTTTTATTCCAAAAACTGATGGCGTTATTATCCCTAATCACCTTGTTGGACGACGTAACCGCCATGAAGGTGGTGGCGTACACGCCCCTCATGATGGTCGCACACTAGATGAAGCTGAAGTTAGAAACATTCTTGAACAAGCTGGTTTTGAAGGACAAGGTTTAGAAAATGCTGTTGATGTAGCACGGCTTGAATCTGGTTACAGAACAAACGCCGAAGGCGACAAGGGAATTACAGATAATAAATGGGATTACAGTATTGGTTTATTCCAAATTCGATCCCTTAAAGATTACAAAAAATACAATGACCCTAAACGTGAACCAATCCATTTGTATGACCCACTTGAAAATGCTAAAGAAGCATACAAAATTAGCCATGGCGGCACAATTTGGGATCAAGCTTGGTATAACACTTCTAAAAAACTTGGTCTTATTGGGTCACGCGATGGAACAAGAGACCCAGATGCTGTAAATGACGATCCAGTTCAAGCTTCTGGGGAACCAGATTACATCTCTCAACTTATTAAAACAGTTGAGACTGGAGCGTTTTCTAAAGCTTTAGCTAATTTTAATCCAAAGAGCCTTACTAGCACTCAAATTAGTGATTACTTTGGATCATCTGGATTTTCTGCCGATAAGGGAACAACTGCTCATAACTATGGGGGCGTTACAATTAATATTAACGTTCCAAGCGGTAATGCAGAAGATATTGCAGCAGCAGTAAAGCGTATCCTTCAAGATACAAATATGATAGAAACGGCGGCTAGTAAATAATGGCAACTTATGCAACGTTATCTGATGGAGGCGGCGGTTACGCAACCGCGGTCTCCGCTAGTTCTACGCCTACAGACACAGAAGCACAAGCGCGGCTTGAAAAACAATTAAAACTTACTCAGGCACAGCTTGAGCTAGAGACTGCCGCTAAAGAAGAGGCTCAACGCCGACTTTTACAGTTAGACAAGACAGCGGTTGATAAAACCGCCCAAGCATCGTTAAAAACTAGTGCTGGCGGAAGCTCTGGAGATGACATCGAAGTAGGTGTACCAGATCCTGTTGGTTATAAGTTTAATTTACCTCCACATGATTGGAGTTTGCCGGTTCGACCAATTGAGCTTGAGCCAAATGATGTTGGTTATTTAAACAATAAGACAGGTTACTTTGCTACTGACGTATTTAACGGCACTAGCACCCCTGAGTCTTTCCACGGCACACGCCGAGGCCGTATTTGGTATTGGCACTCAGCCTCCGCCCTTCAAAAGTTTAATACTGACTCTGGAAAAGTGGAAAGCCTTGCTGATGCAACTGCAAAGCTAACTAAAAGTACAGAAGGCGTTGAGCTAAAGAACGACGATCGCAAATGGGGATTTCAATTTTTATGGAACCCGTCAGAAATCTCAACTAACGTTGCCCGAAACATGGACATCACGCCATCTGCGGCTGACACGCTACGTGTTGTATCTGGCGTGTTTCCGGGGCAAGAAACTGTTAACTTTAACATTTTGTTAGATAGAACTAATGATTTTGCTTGCATTAGATCATCTAAAATTAAAGATTTTAACGATTACTCAAAGTTTTATAGCGCTTATTACCCGGGTCAAGGAAAACAACCTTTTGGTGAGCAGTTAGAGGCTTTGATGCGCCAAGGAACTATGGCAGACCTTGAATACTTGTTTAGAGCAATCAACGGCTCCGGTATGGGCGTTGAAAAATGGGGAACTTTGATGGGTAAGCGCACAGCTAACCTTGGCTACCTACAACCTACACTTTTAGGTATTTCTTTGGGGCCAGATCGCCTTAACAACTTGTCTTACGTAGGATGGCTTTCTAATATTGCTATTAATCACAATTCATTTACTCAAGACATGATCCCAATTAGAACTACAGTTACCCTTTCCATTGAATGTTTTGCTGGTACAGGAATTGGAGCTGGGTAATGATACGCAAGGGATCTCGTTACGAATATTCAACAGTTGACTTTTTTAGCCCAAACACGGTTAAATCTGAACAACCTGTTGTTTTTTACACTTTCTCAAAACTTGGTCTTTTAAGCTACTGGGAACATCAATATACACAGGGCGAGCGCCTAGACCAGATTGCGTCTAAATACTATCAAAACCCAAAGTCTTGGTGGCTTATTCCTGAGTACAACCCTCAAATTGTTGACTTTACAAATATTACTCCTGGAACCATATTGAGGATTCCAAATGTTTAATTTTATACGCGTTGCTTTTCCTGAAACTGACTTTGGCCCCACTGCTGTGTACTCGGCTGAAATCATTCAAGAAAAATATAAGCACGATATTATTAAAATGAAGTTTAGGGATTGGGATGTGTCGTATGACGTCCTTAATCCAGGTTCTCCGGTACAAGTCACAATTGCTGGAGTTAATGAAAGTAAAGATATTTACGGGTATATCCACCATATTAAACCAGATAGAACTCCCGGTAAAAACTTTACCGAAATGGTTGTTATTGGAGCATCTTACCCATTTCGCCAACCATCCCAAATGATTTATAAAGATATTACAGCAGATCAAGTTGTTCAACAAATTGCTGAAAAACATAATTTTGCTTGTTACGCGGTTGCACACCCACGCGTTTACCCTCAAATTGCTCAGTCAGGCCACACCGATTGGGAGTTATTAGTTAGATTAGCAAAGCAATCTGGATATACTCTTCGAGCTACAAATACAGAACTTTATTTTCAACCAATGTTAGAAGACTTTCATCGTTACAAAGAAGAAGCTAAAACATTTACTATGCGGCAAGCAAATGATTCTGCCGGATCTACAATGTACTCATTTAGACCTTTAATTGGTGAGTCTATTGATTACGAAGATGCAACAAAAGCTGCTATTGCGGTATCTGGCGTAGATAGATTTACAAATACTTCTATGGCTTTTACTCAACAAGATAGAAATACTCCTACACGCACTAAACAACAAATTGAATTTTTTGATGGGTTTGACACTGACACGGTTATTAGAACACCTGAAGTTGCTCAATATGAAGGAGAAGCTGCGGAAAGCCGTAATGCTTTTCCTTACAGAGCGGTAGCTGAAGTTATTGGATCAGCATCTTTGCGCCCAGATATGCCCGTGTATCTAAATGGTATTGGTTCTAGTTACTCTGGTTATTGGACTATTTTAAAAGTAGAGCACAAAATTATTGAAGAAGAACGTAATCGCCACCGTTATACAACTATTTTGCACGTGGGGTCTGATTCTTTAGGGGAAGCTGTAATCGGCATAGACAGCCGAGAGGTTGTTCGACCACCGGCTAACCCAATTAGAAAAATTATCCCTGGGGTACGACAAACTACAATTCGCCCTGTAACCTATTTAAACAGGGTTACAGTGCCAGTTAATTTTACAGAGCGCGGGAGCTTTGGGACTATTGAGAATAGGGCTAAGCCAAGTATTAACAATAGGGATACTTCCCCTGCTCGTTGGGTTACTGGAACTAGATCTTTAGATCCAATTGTTACCGAGCCTGTTACGGAACAATTTGTAGTCGAACGACTAGAAAGAATGCGAGCTAAACGATGAGTTTTGACAAACGCTTTTATGGCGTATATGAGGGCATTATTGTGGACAACTCAGACCCGGAAGGGCGGTACAGGGCCAAACTTCGGGTTCCTCAAGTAACTGGTTTTGAGGACACTAACTGGGCAAACACAACAACATCTTCTGTAATGGCTGTTGGAAAAAAAGTTGCGGTTATGTATTTAGCGGGGGATCCTAATTTTCCCATATGGATAGGAGAAATTAAGTAATGGCGTACCAGACAGCAATCACACTACCCTTTGCTTTTGACAGCTATGGGTCAGTCTCATACACAGCTGACGAAAAGAAAATATGGCAAGACCGAGTAGTCCTTGTCTGCATGACCAGCCTTAATGAGCGCATCATGCGCCCTACTTTTGGCACAACAGTGGCATCTACTTTGTTTGAAAACATCAATGACTCTGTAAGCCTTATCCAACAGACTATTGGTGGCGCCTTTGCAAAGTTCTTGCCAAGTCTTTCTTTACAAAAGGTCCAAGGAACCGTCGATCCAGCCGATGGAAACATAGTTATTGAGGTGTTTTACCGTTATAATGATAAAGACACTCAACAAAGCGTGAAGATTAAGACCGGATTGTTCTCCCGAAGCGGAGATCTAATAGTGGAAGGAACTGGACGAAGTGGCCGTTAAAAAGTATGTCCCGCAGATCGACTACACCTCTAGGGACTACACATCCATCCGAGAAGACTTGATCTCTCTTATCCCTAACTTTGCCCCAAACTGGACCAACCGCGACCCGGCTGACTTTGGTATGACCATCCTTGAGGCGTTTGCTTACATGGGTGACCAGCTGCACTATTACATTGACCGTGCTGCTAATGAGTCTTTCATTACTACAGCTAGCCAGCGCGATAGCGTTCTTCAACTTGCTCGCCTACTTGGATACCAAGCTACTAACAACACAGCTTCCCGAGTAACCCTTACTTTTCAAAATTCAACTACTAGCCCAATTGTTGTACCGGCGCTAACTAAGGTTGCTACTACAAACGTAACCAGCAGCAGCTCACAACAAATTGTATTTGAAACAGCGTCACAAGTTACAGTCCCTGCAACTGGATCTATTACAGTAACTGCAAACCAGGGAACAACTGTAGCTAACGAAGTAATTGGTACATCTAACGGTGAGTCAAGCCAGATCTTTAAGTTATCTAAAAACCCTGTTATTGAAAAGAGCGTAACTCTTACTGTTAACTCTGTTACTTACACACAGGTTCCTTATCTTATTGACTACCAAAACTACGACCCTGTATTTAGCACTTATACAAGTGCTGATGGTATTACTTATGTAGTCTTTGGAGATAACGTAAGCGGACGTATCCCACCGGTAAACGCACAGATCACAGCAACTTACCGCATTGGTGGTGGAACATCTGGAAACGTAGGAGTTAACACTATCAAGTACATTCTTACAAATGGTGTTTCAGGCCTTAGCGTACTTAACCAGTACATCAGCGCATCTGACACAGGTGAAGCAGCTGGCGGTGGAGATTTTGAATCTACAGATGCTATTCGCGTTAACGCCCCACTGAGCTTACGTACATTAGAAAGAGGCGTATCCCTTTCAGATTATGCAAACCTTTGCATTAAGGGTGGAGCAGCAAAAGCTGTAGCTATTGCAGATGTATACACAAACGTAACTGTTTACTTTGCTCCATTTGGAGATAAGGGTGTTACTGGGGATGGCGTCACCCCATCAAACGTATTTAATAATACAGCTACAAGCTTGAAAACTTATTTAACAGATAAGATTCCAGCTAATACAACAATCACTTTCCAACCACCTTCATACGTTGATACCTATATCGATGCAAACATAACAGTGTTACCTCAGTATAAGCAAAGCCTCGTCTTGTCTGAGGTAACCGCCAAACTTGATACTTTGTTTCAGTTTGACAATGTGATTTTTGCTGACCGCGTCACCATGAATGACATAACTTCAGCTATTAACTCTGTAGCTGGTGTGGCATACGTAGAGACTACCAAAATAATTCGCAAAGACGCTGATATTACTAAAGTGGTAGATCTAAAAACTTTAACTGCCGGTGTTGCTAACTTGCGTACAACTACAGCCCACGGCCTTAAAATTGGCGATACCGTAAAGATTACTGGTATTGATAATGACTTTAATGGTGTCTTTGTTGTTAAAGAAGTGCCAACAACAACTACATTTACATACGCATGTGCGGGAACAACTATTACAGCAACTGCTGTAGTGGGTGGAGCTGTTACACGTTTGTTTGTAGGAGACATTATCTGCGAACTTAACGAGATTCCACAGAAGCCAGCCTCATACACTTGGGGTCTTACTGTAACTGGGGGCATTACAATCTAATGTCACGTTATGGTATTAATTATTATAATTTAGCGTATTACGGTCCAGACAACGCTTCACAGTATATTGCGACCTCATTTACAGCTAAACCTCGTGGCTATGGCAATATCCAAATCAGATGGAACAGCCCTGCCGGAACGTGGTCCAAGCTTCGACTTGTCCGTAATTCTTTTGGGTACCCTGTTAATCCATGGGACGGCGATCTTCTTGTTCAAGCCGCTATTGAAACAGACCCAACGCTATATGACGATACATTAAACCTTGTTAAAGGTGCTTATTACTACTACTCACTTTTTGTATTTGAGACAGTGACTTATACCTGGCTTCGAGTTGGAGATGCTACAGGTGTTTCAGTAAAAGACTATGGTTACATTGACGCTCTTTACGATGGCCTTCCTACTATTGCAAAGATCCAAAATGCTTATGACGCTTCTGGAAACTACAACAATGATGACCTTTATAATTTTATATCTCTTTTTGCTTTTGAACTTAGCCATGCCCACACAGTAGTAGCACTATTAAACAATAAATACGATATCCAAAAAGCTAACGGAGCTTTAATCCCATTATTCTTAAAACAACTTGGTTACGATTACGAAAAAGAGATTGGCTATCAACAATCCCGTATTTTGGCTCGTGATGCCGTACAGATCAATAAGGAAAAGGGAAGCCGTCAAGGTCTTCGCGAGTATATTAAAGCTTTTGGCGGTTATGCTGTAACAAAGCCGTTGGGTACTGAACCGAACCCATCTATAGATGGTCTTACTATGGGCCATAACTTGATGCTTGACTATAACGACTCATCATTTGAAGAAGGAATTGGTCACTGGGGTTCTTTAAACGGCACAGCGACTATATCTGCTATTACTCAAGAAGAAGTACGTATAGCAAGCTTGACTAGCAACGTGGCTACAATAACAACAAGCACAACTCATGGGTACCGCGTAGGTGACAAATTTACAACAAGCAATTTTCCATTAAATCTATTTAACACAACAACAAATCAATTTACAGTAACAGCTGTTGGTGCAAAAACTATTTCTTTTGCACTTACTGGGGCTGACGTTGCATCGCAAAATGTTTACAACAAAGTGTTTGGGGCCTATCCAACAATTAAACCTTACCCAAAGCCTTGGGAAGAACCAACATCATCTACCTTTACCCCTAATAAACGTAAAGGCGTTTTGTCTATCAAGAACGCATCTGGAAGCACAGCTACAATTAAAATTGAATGCGGATACAGCAACGGTGATATTACTAAATTTAATCCGCTTACCAAAGGTATCCCGGTAACAGCAGGGCTTTCTTATAGTTTTAGCGGTTATACCGTTACCGGCGGATCTGCTCGATCAATTACTATGGGCATCAAGTGGTACACACGTTTTGGTGTTTTTATTTCAGAATCAACAGGAACTGCAAGCAACAACGCAACCGGTGAGCTTGTAAGCGGAAGCCGTAAATCTGTATCTGATGCAGCACCAGCCACATCCTATTACGCAGTCCCTACTATTCAAATTGCATCTGCGGCAGGTAGCGAATTTCATTACTTTGACGCTCTTTTATTTGAACAAGCAGCTAGCCCAACTACTTTTGATGAAGCTCGCCAGATCCATTTGACTATTAAAGCAACCCGCATCAATGAGTTAAAGAATCCACACTTTGCTAGCCCAATTACACCTTGGACAGCAAGTAACTCTACAAACGCAATTGATACTACTAGCCAAGAGCCGGGAGCAAGTGTCTTCTCTATTGGCCGAGCTGCAATCCTAAACAGCGTTGTTACTTTAACATTAACTGTAAGCCATGACTTTAAAACTAATGACGTTATTTCTATCTCTGGTTCTACATGGGTAGGGGCGGCTTTAGATGGTACCTACACAGTAATTGCTGGAAGCGCTGGAAAGATACTTAAGTTTGCTAAGACTGCCGCTAACCAAGTTGAAGCTGATTGCACAGGATCTGTGTTTTTTGCCGGTAACGCACTTAAACTAACTGCTACAGGCTCTTCTGTAGTTCTTAAGTCTTGGGATGGATCTACTAATGGACAGCTAATGCCAATCTATTACCCAAATACCCCTTATACATTTAGCCTTTACGCACAAGGTATGAATACTGCGGATACTGTTACAGCATCTATCAAATGGTACAACTCTTCATATGCGTTAATTGGATCAGCTGTATCTGGAAGAGCTTCAAATCTTCTAGCAACGATTACAGATGTGTCTGGTGATGGTAGTTATGTAACTTACAAAGCTCAAAATAACTTTACTGTTGGTCAAGTAGTCACAATTACCGGAATTACTATGATCCGTGGCGCAACCTATAACTTGGCTAACGTAACAATCATTAGCTGTACAGAAGATCAATTTACAATCCGATCAGGAGCTAATGGTCTTTATAACACTGGAGGTACTGCAACACCTACAGTTACAGCTAAAGACTGGATCCGCCCTTACGTAACCGCTACAGCCCCAGCAACTGCGGCATATGCAGCGGTTGAAGTAGCATGGGCTACAGCTAACACACGCACAATTAAGTTTGACTCTGCGTTGTTTGAAAACTCAGCTGGACTTTTAGAATTCTTTGATGGAAGCAATGGGCCTTGTTCCCCAGCTGATCTTTACTGGGAAGGCGGAAGCACAAACTCTGCTAGAAGCCATTTGTACAAGAACCGCTTTGCTGTAATAAGTCGACTTATTGATTCAAAGATTGCGGAAAACGTACCAATAGGTACCCCTGTTTCAGTTTACTTGGCGCAACCTCAAACATAGGATAGTCTGTGCCTCCCCTACCAAGGAGGTCCCATGGACAAATATTATGTGCTCGTCGCCGGCAATGGAGCAACCAGCCGCGCTAATCTAGAAGCTTTAATGGAAGATCACTATTACGCCCAAAGTTCAAATGGCGCTAATGGAACTTTAGTTTTAGCTTATTCAGAAAGACCAAGTCAAGGTCAAACATTTGCAACACAGTTAGCAAAAGACAAAGGCAAAGACATTCTGGTATTTACTACAGAGTCTGGAAAGTTTGATGGCATCCCATCAGCAAGCCTTAACATCTCAACAAATCCAATTAAAACAGCTGTTGACCACCTTAAAGGCCTTAGAGCATCTACGTTCTTACTATGGGCTGATGAAGACAAAGACTGCCAAAACGCCCTAGCGGCATGCAAGGACGCGGAAATACCTTGCTATGATTTAACTGAGGGTTTGATCCCACTTAACCCGGCTCAGGACATTAAAGCAACAGTTGAGCCAACAATCCCTAAACAAGAAACTATTGAAGACGTCGAGGAGGATGACGAGGATGGCGAAGAGGCGGATGACGAAGAAGATGACGAAGATGAAGAGGAAGAAGGCGCCCTCGACGAAGAAGAGCTGGACAATCTCTACTTTGGAATCCAAGCCATTGCCAAAATCTTCGCGGAAGCCATCGTCGAAGAAATGAAAAAGAGCAAGGAAGGCTCATAGGAGTGCTTTCAGCTCGATCCACAGGTATCTACCTGTATTTACTCATGGCAAGGCCTCAGATAAGCGCTGAGAGCCTGTCAGAGGCATTTTCCGAAGGAAGGGTGGCTATTGCCGCCTGCCTTCGAGAGCTTCGTGAGGCGGGGCTAATCATTACTAAGAAGGAACATATTAACGGCCATATAATGACCATTAGCCATGTCGTGGAGCCCGATTCCTGGACGCCAGAAACCTGCTTACTGATACAGCCCACTCCACTAAATAGCTTATTAAGTACTAATAGCTTATTTAGCAAGAAGCAAACC